AATGAGCTTGCTGGTATGGATGTTGAATGGAAATCAGTTGCCAAAGAGATCAACAAAAGAGCGGTAGCTTGGTTTAACATAAAGAATAAAATTCAATGAATGAAATGGAATCACTAAAAAAAGAAAATGCAAGTCTATTAAAGGCTCTTGAAATCTATCAAAGAGAGCGTGATAGATTTCGACATGCCCACCCAGAAATCAGTGGTTCTTTTTATTTGGCAGGTCGTCATGGAAAAACTGACGAAAACTTTCTTCCCGAATATATTGAGATTTCGCCTGCATATGGTTGTGGATGGGTCCAGATATATGAAAAAACAGAAAAAACAATATCTTATGAAGGCAGTTAATTTAAAATAAAGATAGGAAATCTTAAAATGACTACAGCTAAACAGTATGCCAAGTGGTGTATGATGCTACTTGAAGGTGAAAGTGATGAATACTTGATATTGGATATGTACAAAGCCATGTATCAAGATGGATTTGTTGATGATAAGGATGAATGGTATGAGGATGAAGAAGAAAATGTTTGATATTTGGTTGGGAGCTTTTGTTTCTTCTATTTTTACCGTCGGGTTAATTATGGTTGTGTATGTCGCGCCACATACAACCGACAATAAAACTTGGCAAGGATTTGCTATTGAGCGTGGATATGGGCTGTACTGCCCAAACACCGGAAACTTTGCATGGATAGATGAATGTGATTGACATTTGTGGTTATATGTGTTAATTGTAGTTTGTAACAATATAGGATGATGAGATGATTTACGATATTATTGAAGAAATGTGTGCAAATAATAGTGCAAATTATAAGATGGATGTATTGAAAAAGCATCAATCAAATACCCTACTTCAAAGAGTGCTTAAAATGACCTACGACAAAGTGGTGTATAATTATTATATGTCACTAAATCACTGGCATAAAAATGGGATTGTTTTTGAATCAGTACAATCTTCACATATTTCCTTTGAGCAAGGTCTCGACTTTATGGAAAATACATTAGCATCACGCAAACTTACTGGACATGCTGCAATTGATGCGATGAATGAAATTTTGAAATCCACTACAGACAAAGACCGCGATGTTTTGATGAAAATCTTGAATCGTGACTTGAGAATCAACTGTGGTCGCACACAAATCAATAAGGTATTTTCGGGACTTATTACCAAGCCTTGCTATATGCGGTGCGGTGTTTTCAACGGAAAGTCAAAAAAGGATATTAATTTTCCTGCGATTGTCCAGTTGAAGGCTGATGGCACTTATCGTGAAATGCAAGTATTTGATGGTAAAGTTGAATTGTTTTCGCGCACAGGCGAGCAATATTTTTATGAGTTTGAAAATAATTTTAGTGATCTGCCTAACGGTCATTACACAGGTGAAATGATTGTAGAAGATGCTGAGAATCGTGCTATTAGTAATGGTATGCTAAATTCAGATACGCCTCCTACAGATAAGATTATTTTTCACGTGTGGGATTATATCACACCAGATGAATACAAAAACGCAATCACAAAAGTAAAAAACAAGATCCCATATTTTATGCGGTTGGTTCAACTGCGTGAAATCGTAAATGCGAAAAATGACCGTCAGCTTCAAGTAATCGAAACCTACGAAGTTTCAAACGTCAAAGAAGCTTTGGATTACGTTAGTATGTGGCTAAATGCTGGTCTAGAGGGCGGCGTTTTGAAAGATACTAATGGCCTATATAAAGATGGCACAAGTAAGGAGCAATTAAAGCTGAAACTTGAAATGGTAATTGATTTGCGGGTTAAAGGGTTCAAAGAAGGTAAAATCGGAACTAAACGTGAAAACACTTTTGGCGCAATTGAATTTGAGTCAGATGATGGTAAAATTAAGGGCTTTACTTCTGGGTTCTCTGATGATATGCTTAATAAAATCAATTCGAACCGTGATGCTTATATTGGTAAAATCATGGCAGTCAGCTGCAATGATATTACAAAAGGCAGAAACAATGAGCATTATGCACTGTCGCATCCACGTTACGATGAGTTTCGTGATGATAAAGATGAAACGGATACTTTGGAACGCGCACTAGAAATCAAGAACATGGTAATGGAGTTCAAATGAAGGAATCTACAGACTTGTCTTTAGTTTATATGAAGCAAGCAGATGTTATGAAATCAACTGGGCATTGTAACATTATTTTGAACAAATGGTTTGCCGTACATCCTGATACAGGTGATTTGATGTTTTGGCAACCAATCAAAAAACGACAAGGTAAATTGTTGGGTGCTGCGCCGCAGTGCAACTCTTCTAGATTTACAGCTGAAATGATATATAAGAAAATATACCCTTGGGCTTCAATTGCGTTTTTTGAGCGTGTTGCATTTCCAATTTTAGCAGAGGATTACTTGCAATGAAAATCTTGTTTCTTGATTGTGATGGAGTACTTAATGACAGTAACGATATGATGGTGACAGGTGATATTCGGCCATACTATGTGCTAAATTACAAAAAAATCGGTCATCTTCATCATATTATCTCAAAAACCGATTGCAAAATTGTGGTATCATCTTCTTGGCGTATCATGAAAGACGGCATAGAAACATTAATTCGTCATGACATTCCAGTATTTGACAAAACAGATTCTTTGTCTGGGCCGCGAGGAAACGAAATTCAAGCATGGTTGGATTGTCATCCCGATGTCACAAATTATACAATTTTAGATGATGATAGCGACATGCTAATTCATCAACGACCACATTTTGTACAGACAGATTCTTCGGTAGGACTGAATGAAGTCTTAGCTTATCGCGCAATCCAGCGTCTCAATTTACCGATCACACCTTCATTTGATCAATTGTTAGATTCTGTTAACGGCGATGCTAAAACAATCAAGACAATTCGTGATTTGTTAAATAAAACTTATCAAGATAAAAGGAGCACATGATATGAAAAAAGAATTGCCTACACTGCCAGTCGTCGTTCTTGGTGCACAATACCCACAGTATTTAATAGATAATACGATGGAAAAAGTCACAAAAACTTCACCAGAAGAATACATGAAAGCCATTAAAGAATTGGGGCTTGAAATAAAAAGATACAAAGAATGCCTTGAGTTTAAGGGATTTAAGTTGTGTGGTGATGTTACAAGCACTGGATTATATGCAAAAAAAGAAGTATTTGTACAATGAAGCCAATGCCCACAACATCTAAACTTGCAAAATTTGTAATGAGACTAATGGGTTATTTTCCATTAGTTTCTGTAAAGACAAAGATCCTACTTGAATCAAAAGTGTATGATTTGAATATGAAACTTCAAGGTGAATCAGACCGAAACCGCAGTCTACAAAAAGACTATTTGAAATTGATTGGCAATATTTCAATTGGAAGTGCGCGCATGAAGGTAGACATAAATGAAAATAACATAGATACAATGGCAAAATACGTTAGGTTCACCGCAAATATAGAGCCTGTCAGTTATCATTTTATGATCCCAGAAAATGAGACAAGAATTAATATTGCGGACGAAACACATTATATGATACGAAAAGTCGCATATGAAATTTCAAAAAATATTGCAGACCAATACGAAGAAAATATATATCAACTTGCTACCGAAAAGTTTAACGTATTAGCCGAAAGTCCTTTAAGAAGTAGCCAAACATATTTCATAAACGAACTATGTACTAGAAAACATGAATGTTAAGGAGTGTAATAATGGAATATGAAGATAAAAATTTTCTACCAGAACCCAATAAAAATACGTTTTCGATAACTTGCGGAAAATGTAAAACGAAATTTGAAAAAGTTACGAGTTATTATTGCATACATAGTGATTGTCCCACGTTTACAAAATATGTTTTTAAATATGCAAAATGACCTTAGGGAGGCAGTTGAAGACTACAAAAAAGATTTTCAATCTGCACTTTGGAATTATGGACATGTAATTGAAGGGTGCTTGGATGAAATAGAGCAATTGGAAAAGTCTTGCTCTGGATGGGCAAACGTGTCACAGACAAATTTTCAACTTGCTAAAAGATATGAAGAAACACTTGATAAGATCGCAAAGCCTAGATTTGGATTGCAAAGCATACAAGAAAAACATGAAAATGATACGTTGGAATACTACAAAGAGATTTCTGAATATTACCGCGTTATGGCAAATGATATGCAGAAATTAGCAAGAGAGGATATATATACATGAAAATTAACTGGAACCAAAACCCATTATACTCTACTATAGATGTAGACGATAAAGATAGACATATGATTTTATTGTCTTTACAAACGGATAAATATTCTGAATTGTTGTGTGATATTGATATGTACATCGAAACCTCCACCAAAAACACAACGCCTATTGACATGAAATACATAACCAACAAAATTTCTGGTTGGAGTGCAATTTGTGATATGGAAGTTGATGATGCTGAAGTAGAAAGATGTGTTTCTTTCCTACAAGTATCACACGGTGGAGATTGTACCTGTTGGCCTGCATCATGCATGAAATGTTATGCTGAGTCAATGTTAGGCGTCAATACACTTGAAGGCTTGGGTAAGCACCCTGCAAATAAAATTATGGGCGCTTTTAGCAACGCTAATACAATATCTGACGCAATCAAAATTCTTGAAACAGAGCAGAGTTATACTAAGACCGCTCTTTGGGATATGTTCACACAAGAAGAATATGAAAAACACATCCCTAGATGGAAAAATGAAAAGGAAATAGCAGCTATTTGGTTAACCAAATACAAAGAAACGCACGGATTTTGATTGACAACAAATCGATTATGATCTATAACAATAGAAGGAAAACAAAAGGAATCCTGTTATGAGCGCTTCAAAAATTATCGCACAAAAGATTGTCGACACTGCGGCCAAATACGGATGGGAAGTCATTGTTCGTGGTTCTATCTTGACCATCACAAAAACCGGAATTGATTCTAAAGATGCTTTTGTTCGTGCTGACATGGAATACTATAGCGTACTTGGAATCTTGCCTTCTACCAGCCCAGGTAGCATTTGGGGCACTGATGGAGGTGGCATTGGTGCGCTTACAGCAATGAAAAGCGGCGTGTTTACAATGAATAAAAGTGGTGGTTCTACCCGTGTGTTGAACGCACTGAAGAAGATTGTTGCTTGACACCGACAAAAAAACATTCTATTGTGATTATGGAAACAAAAGGAATCCTGACATGACATATGACATTTACGCAATGTATCCAGAAGCCTCTTATCTTGTATGTTCCAGTAATAATTCTTCGCATGGTGAAGCAATGGCTGATAAAATTTTGAATACATTAAATGAAAAACCTTTGGGTGTTGCGACACTGACTCGGGGCTTGCATAACATCAAAGGTAAAGTTCTGCAAGTATCGGATATTATGAACAAAAAATAATTTAGAATGGGGATATTTAAATATGAGTAGACTACCAAAAAATCCAGACCCCTTTGATTTAAGGGGCTGTTACATTGCAGGTGGCACAATTTTGTCATTGGCGACAAAATCAGATATTAATGACTACGACGTTTATCCAAAAAATGCCGAGGGTTTTAGTAATGCTATTGATAAACTATTGGATAGTGGTTGTTTTGTCGTAAATGTATCTGACAGAGCAATTACATTTAAGTGCAACACCGAAAAAAATAGCAAAGGCGAACGGGCAATCATACAGGTTATGACGTATGATTACTTCGATACCGCAGAAAAGATTTTTGATAATTTTGACTTTACTGTTTGTATGGGCGCGTTTGATTGCGACACGAGCAGCTATACTCTACATCAAGATTTCTATCCAGATATTGCAACAAAGACACTTCGTTTTAACCACAAAACAAAATATCCTTTGAATAGTCTTCTGCGCGTGAGTAAGTATAACCACAAGGGATTCTTCATGAGCAAGCCTGAATATGTCAAGATGGCACTTGCTATTGCAAAAGAAGGTATGCCCTCATCTTGGGAAGAGCTCGAAGATCAGATTGGCGGCAGTTATGGTCGTGAAATTGGATTGACCCGTGATGGTTTAGAATATAGTTTTGAAAATATGATTATGGTTCTTAGCGATATGGTATTTGACTTTGAAAATTATATCAATGCTGAAGACAAAGAATACGACAAACTCAGCGCAGATGATATTATCAATTTTTACGACAAAACCAAAAAAGTAAGATTTTTCGAAATTGAACAGAAAGAAGATTACTTGAATGTTCGGAAAAAGCTACGATATACATTAGATGAAAACAACTGTGTACTAGGCGAAATGGATGGTAGGCTAATAAAAGAGTTTGGGATGCCAACGCACTTTGTAGATGTTTCAACTGAAAGGCTGTGCGCTTTCATCATATTGAAAGATAATGAGCAAAGTATTCTAAGAACAAATGACTATAAAAGTCCCGATTATGCTATCGGACATGAGACAATATTCTCAACTAACTTGCAAAAAACACAAATAACGGCAAACAGAAATGCAACTATACAAAAAAGCAGAGTCTTTGTAGCATCTTTTAATGCATATGATGTGGTCAGAGTATATGACAATATAGTAAATGTCTCAAAAGTAAAAGTCGATACTGAAGTCGTCACCCCAACTGATAATAAATAAAGGAACCCTACAAAAATGGCAACTAAGCAGCAATACGCAACATGGGCATTGAAACTATCAGAAGGTGAGGATGATTTTGTCGATGATCTATATGAATCTTTAATCGAAGATGGATATGTTGATTATCGTAATAAGTTGATCGTAACAGATCAAGATGATGATGATATGGAAGATTGAAATTGTCACATGACTTTGAAATTGGAAGTTATGAGTATATCGGAAGTAGCATAGGAAACGCATATTTTAGTGGCGTTTCCTATGCGCAATTATGGGATTGTATACTTATGGCACAAAACCGCGAAGAATTAGATGCCGCAGTTGATATCACCATAAAAATGAACAATATATGTGGGAAGACAAAATGATAGAATTTTACCAAAAAAATATAAAAAATGAACCTTGGCTGTTTACACAAGAGCAAGTCGCCACAATCGAAAAAACAAAAAAAGCAAAATATGTATGTGACACCGAACAAAAAAATAACACAGTGGCAGTATTCTATGGGGAATCAGCACACCCCGTTTCTGGGAGTCGTTACTTCGCACTATATTATACACAGATAGATGGGAATTTAATGATAACAGATGGTTCTTTCATAGAATCACAAGAAATTGCTGGCGTAGTTGCTGACAATGGTGACATCATTTATTCGAGATTTCGCCATGATTATAGGGAAAGTAAAGATGGTAGTGTGATGGTAGACGGCGGAAGGAGCTACTTGAGGACAAATACCAAAAACACAATTAGGCTATACGTGAAAGATGGCCTCTTGACATATGATGAATAAAAGGGTATGTTAAATAATAAATAAAATAACAAAGTAAGAAAAATGTCAAAAAAAAGATTCGACATGATCGCAATTATATATGATAAACGCGGTCGTGTAATTTCGGTTGGAAAAAATTCTTATTTCAAAACCCACCCATTGCAACACAAACACTCTAATATTGTAGGACTACCAGATAAGCAATTCCTACATGCTGAAATACATGCTATCAGTCTATGTCGAAATATAAAAAAAGCACATAAAATTGTTGTTATGCGCTTTGATACACAAGGCAACCCTAAAAATGCTAAACCATGTCCGGTATGTCAAAATGCCATTGAATCTGTCGGAATTAAAATAATAGAGCACACCTAAAAGGAAAAAATAATGTTCAAACTATACATGATATTTGTCAATATCTGCCCATCACACATCGCATCATCTATATTTTTCGCAACTCATATTTTATAAATATACCCATATAGGGGGAGATAAATATATGGATAAGTTTTATAAGTATTTAAAAAGAATAGGTATAGCACTGTCTATACTTTTAAACGTATTATTAGGTGGGTATAGTAATCAAACTTTTAGCGCAAGAAATTATGGATGGCATTTAAAAAACAAGCCAAACCTTGTTGTGGTTTTAGATTTTGTGTTTGATAAAGTTTTTAATGATCCATCACATTGCATAAAAGCTTGGAGTTATTGGTTAATCAGAAAGGAAATTGATTTGTGATTAAAATATATGGTAATGAACGTTGTGTGTGGTGTATAAAAGCAAAAAATATGGTGAAGAATTACAACATCAAATACGAATGGTTGAATACAGATGAAAGTGAAGTAATAGCAGAGCTAAAAAACTTGCTACCAGAAGCCAAAAAAATACCACAAATATGGTGGTATGATAGGTATATTGGTGGATATGACGAACTTGCAAGTGAAATAGAAAACACTGTAGGTGGTTATGGCGAAGGCAAAATTTGAATGCAAAATGACTGCTATGAAACACGATTAATTTATATTATGTCGAAAAGTGATGCTACTTTGGTGGCATCACTAATATTTGACATGTACCAAAACAATATCAACTTAATTGATGTTTTTGAAATGACAGATTATCTTGAATTGAAGCTAAATTCTGATATGGGCAAAGTTCAATTTTATATGAATGTGTTGACTGGCATTCATCCGGATATGAGGTTGTCTAAGTAAATAATAATAAATACTTCCAAATAGGAGGTATCAATTATGATAATATGCGGAATAGATTACAGTTTGACAAGCCCAGCAATATGCGTACATGAAGGCGACACTTGGAATCCAGAAAGTTGCACATTTCATTATATAGTAAACTCACAAAAAAAGGTGTTCAATACCGAAAAATTTAAAGGTGTTGTGTACCCAGATTACAACTGCGAAGCCCAAAGGTATGATAACTTATCTTCTTGGTCTACAAGAATACTGACAGATTGTGGGGCTACCCGTACTTTCATAGAAGGGTATTCATATAACTCGGTCGGAAAGGTTTTCCAAATTTCAGAAAACACTGGCGTACTTAAATATAGCCTTTGGAAAAAAAACTTAAAATACTTTGTTTTCGCACCAACTGCCATCAAAAAATTTGCCACCACAAAAGGCAACGCAAATAAAGAGATGATGTATGCTTGCTTTCTTGAAGAGACAATGATAGACATAAGAAAGGAACTTGAAATAAAAAGCTTGAAGCAATGGAACCCTTTATCTGACATAGTAGATTCTTACTATATCGCTAAGATGGGGTTTGAAAATACATTGACAATGGATTAAAAATACTATATACTACTATAATGGTTAGGTGAATGGAGTTATGTCGATGTTGATTGAAAGAAAAAGTGCTATTAGTGGTACAGTACGAAAAAAAGATATTCCCGTAAATCCTGAAGATTATATGTCTTGGAAACTAGGGCATGGTTCTATTGATGATCTGATGCCCTACCTCAGCAATGAGGATTCAGAATTTATTTTGTCTGGCATTGTCAAAGAAGAATGGGATGATTTTATAACTAGGGAAATGGCTACTATAGAATGATTATCATCTTCAATGGTCCACCTGGGAGCGGCAAAGACAAGTGCTGTGAACACATAGAAGAAAAAGGATTTATCCACTTATCTTTCAAAAAGATGCTCTTTGATAAAACAATAGAGTATTATGGTGTAGATACAGGCTGGTTCTTAGATGAATATAACAATCGCGAAATCAAGGAAAGAAAAGAAAATGCTTTATGTGGATTTTCAAGGCGTGAAGCTATGATTCATGTAAGTGAGAATATTCTAAAACCAGAATATGGTAAGGATTTCTTTGGTATAGAAGCAGCAAAACTGTTAGAAGATGGACTAGATTATTGTTTTAGTGATGGTGGGTTCGCAGAAGAAATACGACCTGTTATAAATAAGTGTGGTGCAGATAATATTTGTATAATCCAGCTCACAAGAGATGGCTGTGATTTTTCATCTGATTCAAGAAAATACATTAATGGAAATTTGATAGAAAGTTTTGTATTAGGTAAAGCAACCACCATATCAAAATCACACATACTACCCGAAGAGTTTTCAGTAAGAACTTACAGGGTACACAATAACGGGAATATCAAAGAACTATATGGGGCAATCGAACAAATTTGCGAAAAAGAAAGAAAGGGAGAGGGTTCTTATAGAGAACCCTTATGATGTTGAATCAGTTTTTGAATCTTTAGAAATCGCAGGCAGATATGAAAAAGAATTGATATACATGGATAGGCTAATAGCAAATCTAAGAATTGATTCGGACTGCGATCTAATAAACTTGAATTTTAAGATACTAAGTGACTTGGGATTAATTACGATAAAACCAAAAAAATAAATAATGAAATAGGAGTTATGATAATGGCTAACAAATCTTCCGGAAATAAGTACACCTCTAAAGGTGAGCGTAACAACGTATCTAAGTCAACACTTTTGGCTATTAAAAATGACCGCGCTGCATTTGAACAAAATGTAAATATCCAAACAGCTTATTGGAAAGGACAAAATCCTTGGGTTACAATTGACAATCCCAATAAAAGTGAAACTAATAAGCTAAAAGTCCGTGTCCGAGCAAATGATCTTTGGGGCAACGCAAAAGAAAGACTAAAAAATTCATACAGCATGAAATCTGCGAGCTGATTTAACGCGCAATGTACAATGTTGCACATTGCGCGAAATGCCAATAAGCAGCAAAGAAAGATCAATAAATGGAAGATGACAACGTGGTGTTCTTACCTTTTGGCAAGAAAGACACAAATATTACTCCCCCAATCAAAACAATAGAAGATTATGCGGCGAAAGCGGCATCTTACCAGATTAGTTATTCGCAAGATTTCTGCGAAAGAATTTCTAACATGGTTTTTAAAGAAATGGAACGTGATGGTATTGATTTTCAAAATGACGACAGCTTGATACCAAGCACAATATTAGTTATGGAGTCCTTGCTTTCATTACATATGAAAGCAAATCAACTGGATCATTTTTTACAAGAATTCGCAGATGAAACTTTTGATCGGACACCCGACGATTTTGATTTTATAGATGATGATGAAGAGGAATAATAGTTGACTTTCATAAAGTATTCGTATAATATTGTAGAATAAAATTTAATGAGGTTATGAATGATACTATTAGACTACAATCAAGTTATGCTTGCTGCATTATTTCAGAGTATAGGCAATCATCACAATGCAGATATAAACGAAGATATGATAAGACATATGTTTCTAAATTCTTTGCGCGCGAATAGAAATAAATTTGCCAAAAATTACGGCGAAATTGTTATTTGTGCAGATGGAAAAAGTTCTTGGCGCAAAGGCGAATTCCCCTACTATAAAGCAAATAGAAAAAAAACAAGGGATGAATCAGAGTTAGATTGGGGTGAGCTTTATCGGATTATAGCTTTGGTTCGTGAAGAGCTGGATGAACATTTTCCCTATAAAGTGATGCATTTTGATCATTTGGAAGCAGATGATATCATCGGTGCGATATGCGAAGAACTTGGCACAGAATTGAATATGGGCTGTGAGCAAATACTAATTTTGTCAGCCGACAAGGATTTTGTCCAATTACAAAAATATGCCAATGTTTCTCAATATGACCCAATACAAAAAAAGTCTATTGTACATGGCGATCCATCATCGTACCTTTTTGAACATATATTGAAAGGTGATTCTGGTGATGGCATACCAAATATTCTTTCAGAAGACAATTGCTTGGTCATTGGCAAAAGACAAAAATCAATGACATCTAAAAAAATTGCCATGTTCACTAATGATTTTGCAGCCATGGAAGAGACAGAAAAGCATAGATTTATCAGAAACCAAAAGCTCATAGACCTAAGTTTCATTCCTGATAAATACAAAAAAGAGGTTACAGACAAATACGCAGAACCAAAAACGTTAGGCCGAACTAAGTTGTTTAAATATTTTGTTAGTAGAGGCTTACGAAATTTGGTAGAAGATATTGGCGATTTTTAAAGGAGTTAAATATGTTACTTTCGCTTTCTGAAATAGTGAACAAAGCAGCAGCAATGAAGAAAAATAGTGATAAAGTTGAATGGTTACAAAAAAACAACACAATATCACTAAGAACAATACTAAAAATTATGTATGACAAAACCGTGATAGTTTTGCTTCCAAAAGAACCACCACCGTATAATGATAGCCTTGCTGTTGGTATTGAAGGAATGTTATATAAAGAAACCCGCCGTCTAAAAATATTTGTGCAGGGTGGTGGTTATGACGATTTAAATCAGACAAAGCGCGAAAACCTTTTTATACAGCTTTTGCAAGATGTAGATAAAGGTGATGCAGCACTCTTAGTTAAAATGATTTCACAAAAAGGGTTGACAGGTCTTCCCATTAGTGTTATTAATGAATCCTTCCCGATGTTAATCAATGAAAAAGTAGAGAGAATAAATGACTAAATCCTTCAAAAAATTTCGCGAACAAAGCTGTGACGAAGAGTGGACAGAAGATAATGAAGCATACTACGGAAAAAAAAGAAAGCTTGAAGACCGTCGTCAGCAACGCCGCGATAAGTCTGAAAGTAGGAACTCTGTATTAGACGATAATTCAGAAGATTAAAATTAAGGGTATATTATGAAAAAACAAAAAATCTTTATCGATCTTGATGGTGTGATGGCCGATTTCGATAAACACTTCCCAGAAGCTTTTGGTGTTGATAAAGACACATTGTCTGATATTGAAATGTGGGCGATGATCAATTCCAATCCAACATTCTTCTTAGATTTGCCATTGTGTGTGGGTGCAAAAGACTTTTTTGAGTCTGTAGAACACAAAGATCCTATTATTTTGACCGCATGTCCAAAAAGTAATTATAAAGTTGCAGCGACGCAAAAGCGGGAATGGGTTCGAAATAACCTTTCCAAAGATGTTATCATAATGCCTATCATGGGTGGAAAAAACAAATGTCTATTCATGCATAGTGCTGGGGATCTACTTATTGACGATTTCGAAAAAAACTGTAAACCTTGGGATGATATGGGTGGAATTTCTATCACGCATAGAAATTTTGGAGATACTGTTGCAGAAATGAAATGGTTTGGTTTTGATGTTTGAAAATGTAATTTTGGCTGATTATGATGGTGTGTTAGGGTATTGGGCACACTCTTTTGATTTGTGGATGCGCCGCAGTGACTACATCATCAAAAATTACGAAGCTTATGATATAGAGCATCGTTACGGTATTAGTTTAGATGAATCTCTTTTCTTGATTCAGTGTTTTGATGAAAGCCCTATACTTGGCAAACTTCCACCATATAAGGATGCAATTAAGTACGTCAAAAAGCTTCATGAAGAGCATGGGTATGTTTTTCATATCATATCTGCTGTTCCAAGCACTACTAAAGTATATAATTTGAGGCTAGAAAATATTCACAATTTGTTTGGGAATACTGCCGTAGAAAGCGTTATTTTGTGTGACAACAGTTTGAACAAGAAAAAACATCTCGAATTTTACAAAGGTAGTGGGTGCTATTGGATTGAAGATGTCCCTGCTAATGCAGAATATGGGTTGCTTTATGGTCTTGAACCCATACTTATGGAACAGCCGTATAATAAAAGTTATGAAAATCCACATATGATAAAAAAAGTTCAAAATTGGAAAGAAATATACCATATTATTACTGGAGAGTAATCTTATAATTGATAAATAAGATTGTAGATAATACAAATGACCTTTGAAAGGCGATCTACATTAGGTCGCCTTATTTTTTATATAGGAGATATGATGCCAATCTATTCGATTCGTAATAATGAGACTAAAGAAGAATATGAAGTTACCGTAAAGCTTTCCGAGCTTGAGGTATATCTTAAAGACAACCCCCATTTACAGCAAATTTTCAACAAGTTTCCAGGTATTGGTGACTCAGTACGTCTTGGGATTAGGAGGCCAGACGACAATTTTCGTGATGTTCTAAAAAAAGCTAAATCTGCCCACAAATATAGCACGGTTAACGACTTCTAAATAAAAGAAGGCAAATAGGAGATTTTATGACTAAACATATGGCAAAGCGCAAGCGCATACAAATCACAAAAGAAACTGACCAACTAGTTAATACTAAGTTTGCAATGAAAAAAATAAATCCAATGACTGACAACCAAGCCAATTTGTTTGATTTATTTGATGAAGGCAAGCATATATTAGCAATAGGAAGTGCAGGGACAGGTAAGACATATATTTCTTTGTGGTTGGCCTTAAAATCAGTTATGTCAGGTAAAGAGCAGAAACAAATAATCATAGTCCGTTCATCTGTGCAATCAAGAGAGCAAGGCCATATGCCAGGCAACGGTTCAGAAAAAATGGCGTATTTTGAAATGCCATACGTAGACATAGTAAATGATCTTTTCGAAAGGGGTGATGGTTATTCTATCATGAAACAGAAAGGGATGATCAAATTTATGAGTACATCGTTTATTCGTGGCTTGACATTTGACAATTCAATAATTATAGTGGATGAAATACAAAACATGACGGATAGTGAAATAAACACTATCATGACAAGGGTTGGAAAAAATTCCAGAATTGTTCTTTGTGGCGACGTTAGACAAGATGATCTCGTTTTGTCTAAAAACAGAGCTGATGTTTCTGGATTAAGCAAATTTATTAGGATTGCCCGAAAAATACCTTCCTTTGACATTATCGAGTTTGGGGTTGACGACATTGTAAGAAGTGGTTTAGTTCGTGAATACATAATTGCGCGTGAAGCAGAACTAAGTAACTAGTAAATATAAAGTGGTGCAAGAATTGTTTTTGCACCACACATAAAAAGGTAAGAAAAAATGCCAGCATTAGCATTATGTGATGTAGATTTTATATCCACTGGACATGCCTGTGACACAACAGCGAAAATACAAGGAAATCTTCAAAGTAAAGTATCTGTAAATGGAAAGTTTGTTGCTGTTTTAGGTGACTCTATTTTTCCACACGATATTCTTATAAATTCTAGTTGTTTACCACACAATGCGTTCATAACAGGCGGTTCTTCTAAAGTTTTTATAAATGGCATACCAGTGTCGCGCGTAGGTGATTCTGCGGATCAGGGAGCGATAATATCGGGCTCCGCAAGTATAACTGTTGGATCATGACATGAAAACACTTAAAGAATTCATGCAAGAAAGAAAGTACATTGCAGTTATTTACGATGATGAAACCCAAATAAAACTTCGTGAATGGGCGATCAATAATGGGTTCGATCTTACCATTAACTACGATGGTGAAGCTCAGGAAGAAAAAGATTTCGATTTTCACACCACTATTTTTTATACCACTAATGAAGTATACTTAAAAAATAAAACAATCCCAGAACCCCCTACAGAAGTAAAAGTATCGGGAATAAAATTTCTTGGTGTGAATCAAGATGTGCCCGTATTGTCTGTATCATTGTCAGGCGGTGTGAAAAAAATTAGATTGCATTACGAGATGATGGGCTTGTTAGATAAATGGCCTTCTTATATGCCGCACATTTCATTGTCATATAGTAATGATAAAGTATTACTGGATAATGTGGTATTACCAGATTTTAAGCTAAAATTTGATAAAATAGTAATAGAAGGATTGAAGTGAATTTTATACATGATGGTGCTTTTACATTTTCAGAGTTGAGTGTAGTTACTACCCCAAACGGAAGATTTTATACAACACCCCAAGGCAACAGTTACCCATCTGTCACCACAGTAATTAGTAAGGGTACTGACCAATCTTGGAAAGATAAATGGGTCAAAAAAGTTGGCGAAGCTGAAGCCAAAAAGATTTCTAAGATTGCATCCAGAAGAGGCGAATCCGTTCACGAGATAATTGAAAAATACTTAAAAAACGATCCAAATTACAAACAAGGCAAAAATATATTTGACATTCAAAATTTTGATGATATAAAAGATATATTAGATTCGAATATAGGAAACATAGAAAAGCTCGAAGTCCCTTTATGGTCAAATTTTCTGCGAGTTGCGGGCAGGGTAGACTGCATTGCGCAATGGAATGGAACTTGGTCTATTGTAGATTTCAAAACGAGCAAAAAACAAAAAACAAAGGATCAAGTATTTCATTATATGTGCCAAGAAGCAGCGTATGCTTACATGTTTTTTGAGATGACTGGAAAGCCGATTAGTCAGATAGTGACTATAATTACGGTAGATGATGATCAGCCACAAGTGTTTGTTGAGAGAACAAAGTCTTACCTTCCACATTTTATAAAAATAAGAGAATCAATAGAAATTTAGGGGAACAACATGAAATATCTGATAATTTGCGAAAAAAGAGGTGTCTTTTTAGGTACGTACTCACGACTTGGATTTTTCAGTTTACTTGACAATTTTGGTTCTTACAAAGCACCTGCCTTTGATAGCATAAAAGATGCCATAGATTATGCAGAAGAATTTATGAATATTGACAAAACACAGAAATTCATGTATCCTTCATTTAGCACAAAAGAAAAACACATATCAATAATTGACATTGCAAGATCCGGCTATGGCCAATATGCTGGTGATATGATGTCAAACTTACCAAATTATTCTGAAACCATGCACTGAAGTAAGAAACATGTTGACACGATTATGATTATAATATATGCATGTTAAGTATAGAAATTAGGAAAAAATATGAAACCAGTAGCAGCAACTATAAACGCATTGATTCAAGGGTTTGCCTTCGTAGGCATCTTTCAATTTAACATAGTATGGGCAATCTATCCTCTTATAATGCTAACAGTATTACTTATACTGGCACAGACAATAACATCAGCATTTGCAATAGCAAACCTTGAAAACGCTATCAAAACACCACCTACCGACATTCATATTGGTCTAAATGTTCTTGTTGGTTTTATGTATGCTGCATCTACATATCTTCTTTTCAGCTTAGGATATGTTTTTTTTGCGGGTGTTTTGTCAACGCATGTTGCAATATATCTTTTGACTATACTCTTTAAAAAGGAGACCAAATGACAGCCGTACTATACATAATTGCAAGAAATGACTTGGATTCTATGAACAGCGGCAAATTGGCTGCGCAATGTTCACATGCCTCTAATGCTTTCATCAACCATGCAAGAAAACATAAAATGCCAAATTATTCTGTAACTACCACAGCAGTATTGGGCGACAACTTTATTGATGACACCACAGCATGGGAAAATGAAACCACACAAGGATTTGGAACTGTCCTTGTACTTGAAGGAAGTATGAATAAAATCAAACCAGTTGTTGAAATCTTTAAGCGTTTGAAATATATTGCTGGTATCATACACGATCCGACATATCCTATTTTAGATGGGCAAGTCGTACACCACATACCGCTTGATACTTGTTCATACATTTTTGTACCAAACAAAGAAGAGGATATACTTGCTAAGACACTACTACAAGATTTTCCACTACACAAATAAATAACCCTACAGGAGATTACATTATGAACGATAACGCATATTCGGTAACAGCTGACGAACTACGTCAAATTATCGAACAATACGAAACCATGCAATCCGAAAAACAAGACGTGAATGAACGCCAAAAAGAATTGATGGCAGACGCAAAAGGACGTGGATATGACACAAAAATTCTAAAGAAAATTGTAGCAATTCGCAAACGCAACCGTGACGATATCGCGGAAGAAGAAGCCGTACAAGAAATGTACATGACTGCATTGGGAATGCTTTAACAATATATGGGGTCGGAATAAATGTGCTATGAGTAGAAAAATTCTGGTCCCACCAAAGCAAGAGCTAATAGATATCTATGCCAAAGAAGGAAATACCATTTCTTCTTTGGCAAGACTATACAACACCTCTAATCCTACAGTGAGAAGTTGGCTTGTAAAATATGAAATAGAACGAAAAGACCAAAAACAAGCATCAACAGAGGCCAACAATAGGCATAAAATACATTCAAAACCAACAAAAGAAGCATTGACAAAACTATATGAAGAATCTACTATAAAGTCACTATCATCATATTACAATGTGAGTCTTGCAACTATATATGAATGGCTATTAGAATATGACATACAAACGCGAACATTGTCTGAATCAACAAAAAAATGCAAGCAAATTCAATATGAAAATATTCAGTTCACAAAAGAATATCTCGTATCACAGTATGATACCAAACAGTCTATATTAGTGTTGGCAGAAAAACTTGGCGTGTCAAAAACACATATTAGAAAACAACTTTTGATAAATGGCATAAAAATATTGCCCATCGATCCATCTTGGAGAAGCAAAGCCGAAATATCACTTTACGAATATCTCACAGAAAACTTCCCCAATGACAACTGGAAAAACAATGATAAGTCTATAATACAACCATTTGAATTAGATATTGTAAACATCGACAAGAAGATTGCTATTGAATATTGTGGCCTGTATTGGCATTCAGAAGCATCAAGTGGAAAGAAAAAAAACTACCACAAGAATAAATATCTGATGTGCAAAGAAAAGGGTTATAAACTTGTAACCATATTCGAGTCTGATAATATGGAAAAAGTCAAAAATCTACTGCTAAAACTCTTTGGAAAAACTATAAAAATCGGCGCAAGAAATACTACTTTGAAAGCACTAACACCAACAATAGCAGGTAGTTTCCACAAAGAACACCATCTACACTCATCAGTAGGTGCGGCACATCATTATGGTCTGTACCAAGGCGAAGAATTGGTAATGGCAGCATCTTTTGGTAAAAATAGATTTAGTGACAAGTACGAATATGAATGTACCAGAATAACTTCGCATAGCAAATATACAGTTGTCGGTGGCGTCTCAAAACTGATCGCAAACTTCATAAAACTACAAAACCCACAAAGCATAATAACATTTGCCGACTTGAGATTTGGCGATGGTAATGTATATCCAAAATGCGGATTTGAATTTGTCGGTCTTACTGATCCGAACTATTGGTATTGGAAAAAGAACACCAGTTTGCTATATTCAAGAGTGAAATTTCAAAAGCATAAACTTAAAGACCTGTTAGATTTTTTCGACCCAACAAAAACAGAATTTGAAAATATGCTCGAAAATGACTGGGATAGAGTTTGGGATTGTGGTAATGGAAAATATCATTGGATCAACCCAAATCAATAAAAAAAGGGTGGAAAATATTTTCCACCCTAGTAAAGACTGGTTGTATCCAGTCTTGTTTACTATATACTACTATTTATGATTTCCTCGGTTTCGATATTCCTAACTGTGATTTTCTTGCTTTGTCTTTGGAAGATTGAGTTCTCGGTGGTCTATTTTTAGCACCCTCACTCAAACGATTCTTTTGTTTACTGGCCCAAGATTCATCCGCCCATAACAATTTCAACCTTAAACTTGAAGCCAAGCTTTGTTCCTCAATTGTCATCAGAACGCGATTTTCTTTTTCTTTTTTGGGTTTAAGATCCATAACAGAATTATACCCCATAGCAGACACAACCTGTCTTATATGTTTTTTATGCGTACCAAAATACTTGCATATTTCTACTAAATCTTGTCCTTGAGCAAATAAATCTTTTAACTTATCAGTATCTATGATAGGTCTCTTAGCAAGCCTCGCTTCTGATATTCTTTTAGCTTTATCAGTAGAACAAGGAATACTCACGCCAGATTTATTTTCTGATATTTTTCTGCCAATTTCTATAATACGTTCAGGATCAGAGTGCCAAGGATTTTTAGTCATGACGCACAAATTGTAATATCTAACTTTAGAATTTCTTTCGTGTACTGTTTTGTTATTGGTGTATATTTTATCTGGGTCTATCATAGACAAATATCTTTGCTCTTCTGCCAATAAATCTACCCTGCTCGTGTATATCCTAGACAATATTCTTCTCTTAAAATCGCCATTGCGTTTTTTATATGCCGCATTCATTATCCTTGAACTACATACATATTTGTCATTTTCATAACCCCAGTGCGAACCGACATAATACATTTTCTTATTCGCGTCGAACCAAATATAAACAAACCCATATTTTGGATAAATAGTATTGCTAGACATAATAGTCTCCTTAGATTGTTTGATGATGTTTAGAGTAGTCGGGATAACCTGCCAAGAAATCCGTGGACTACACCTATATTTATACAAATAAATGTACATTCCATAAAAAAAGGGGCAATAAATGCCCCTTTTTCTTAGTTTTTTGGTACGACTACATTAAATTAGAAACCCGCATTTTCCGATAATAAACATTGGTGTTTGCAGTCAATCCACTTGGATTCCCACTTGCTGCGAATGCGTCAGCACCTTGTGCGAATGGGTTAGCAACCATACCGTAGCGGGTTTTGAAGCCGATTTTAGGTTGGAAACTGTTTTCACCAACGGCACGGACCATTTGTAGTGGTACATATGGGCAATAGAACAAACCAGCATCAAATGCGCTTGAACCTTTGTAGCCAACAACAAGGTAGTTATTGCTTGCATAGGGGTCAATATAAACGCGGAAGCGGCCATTTAGAACACCTGCGAAAGTATTGCCTGTGTCGTCAATGTTCAAGTTGTTGCTATTAAGTGCGGGTGTATAGTCAAGAACACCAGCCATTTGTAGTGCAGATGCGACATCTGAAGAACAAATAACGATATTCCCTTTACCTCTACGAGTAGCTTTTGCGATAGCATTGGCTTCTTGCTCAATTTGGAACATAAGACCTTTGAACTTCTCTACTGACCAACGGCCATTAGCATCAACATCAAGGTCAAAAGTACCTGGCGCGGCGGTAGCGGCTGCACCTACTACAGAAGTTTGATAGATGGTACGAACGACTTCGCGGTTAATTTCCACAAGGATTTCACTTGAAAGAATGTTAGCTAGTTCAGTTTCGGCGTCAAGACCATGAACAGCACGTAGATCTTGTGCAAGTTCAGTTGTGTATTCTGCTTTCAATGCGCGGCTTTTTGCTTCTACTGCAACTTTTTCAATTGAGAAAGCCATTTCAGCAAAAGCATCTCCACCAGCAGCACCAAGAGCTTCGGCTGCGGCAGTTGCCATACCAGTACCAAAGTTCACATCACCAGTTGCTGGAAACAATTCAGTGTTTTGCGTACCAGTACCAGAAAATGCGGTGTTAGCTTCGTTATAGAAAGCTTCTGTACCCGATTGGCTTGTATACTTAGAACGCATAGCAAAGATAAGACCAGTTGGGCCAGTCATTGGCTGAACACCAGCAATGTCGTATGCGATTAGGTTAGGCATAGCACGGCGAACCAAGCTGATTAGAACTGGGTCATAACCTGCTACTGGACCACCAGCGGCTGAACCAGAAGTGAAACCACCAGTACCAGCGGCGTTTGTTGGTGTTTCCATCAACAGCGAGTTTGGTGACATAGTAGAACCTTCACGAAGAGCAATTTCTGTGTTCTCCAGAATTGTCGCGGTGACGGACTTTTTATGGTTATTTTCGATTGACGCGAAATTCCCATGCTCCAAAAGCGGACCCCACTTTTGAATTAGCTGCTCATTTGATAGAGTCATTTTGTCTCTCCTTGTTTATTGTTCTCTTTGATACTTTTATTTATAAAACTCATGTTTTCTAATTATTTGAGATTACGTGCATTTATAGCTGCTACAATCGCATTTACAGAATCATATTCAGAAACTCGCGTCTTAACACTGGTGTCTTCAGCAATTATTTCATCTTCTTGGCCCATATCTTCTACTATGAAAGATGCTTTCTTGAAGAAAGATTCTTTGATTGTAGTTACGCCTTCTTTGTATGAATCAATATCGCTATGGTCTACTCTTTCAGAAAGAACACGCATTCTTTCAACTTGTGAAGTAGTCAAACCTTCGCAAATTTCTGCAAAAGCCATTTCTGACTTTAGATTTTTGATTTCTTCGGAAAGTTTAAGGCTTTTATTTATTAGTTTATTCTTAGCGACATTGGACTCTTCCAATTTAACTTCGAGGTCTGAAACAACATCAACAATTTCTTCGTCAATTTGTACATTGTGCTCGTAGAATAGACCTTTAAGACCATCCATAAATGACTCTGCCATTTCAACTTTAATTCCGCTTTCGATTGCGATTTTATTGTCGTCAAGCCATTCGGTTACAACGTAATCAAGATATGAATCAAGATTGCCAGTGATTTCTTCCATTGCTTCGTTAACGGACTCATTAAGTCTATTTTCAAACTCTTCTTCCAAAGATTCGGCTACTTGCAATGCACGGTCGGTTGCGGCCTCATTTACAGCGGCTTCAAAAACCAAAGAAACTTTGTCTTTGAAATCTTCTGTTAGATCAAAACCTTCAAACAAAGATTCAATAGATTCTTTCATTTGCTTTTTGCTTTTTGCTTCGTCCATGTCTTCATCTTCCATGTCGTCTTCATCTTCATCATCCATATCATCACCTTCGGTAATTTTTTCCGCTTTTGGATCAATGGCTTTTTTGACATCTGTTCTACGCTTTTTTGGTAAACCGCCTGCTGGGGTTACTGGCTCTTCAACAGTAGAAATTCCATCATCTGATACGAACTTTTCATCTAATTCTCTATTTGGCATGTTACTCTCCTTTTATGGATTATCTAGTTATTCTTTATGTTATTTATACGATGTGCATTTTCAGTTTTTATTGGTGTATAATCATAATCAGTGCGATACTATTGGCCATATTTCTCAATGCATGTTTTTTTGCGTTTTTCTACTGCAATAGACCAATCAACACTGTTAGAACGGCTTTCTTTTGCACATCGAATATGATGATATACTTTTTTTCTTTGATTGCTAAGGTTGTAAAAGTCTAAATTACCACCACATAATGCGCAATTTGGAATAACACCAGAATTATTTACTACAATGTCTATTATTATTTCTATCGGAGCGGCAATCCCATATATATTTTTAAATAATGAAATTACAATGGCATCATTACTACTGTTTCTTCTTGCATTTATAGTTTCGTTTTTTGTCAATAAACGAAGACCTTTTAAAAAAACTAAAAAGTCTTCGTTGCTTTTTATATCATCATATACATCAAACATATTCGCTATTAACGATTTAAACGACCAATGAAGTTTTCAAAAATTGATAACGCGCGATTCTCATTGAACGGCTTTACTGTCGCCTTTGTTTTAGGCTTAACATATTCTTTCTTGAGCTCTTTTACAGTTTCTTCAATGAATTCTTGTAATTGTTGTGGCCTCCAAGTATTAGAAGCAATGTCATAAAAATATTGAGTATTTTCCATGATGCCCTGAACAAAACAATCTGGCCCAGATGGATCGGTAACTATGTCAACAGTTGCAAGGTGGAAATCTTCTTGTACTTCCATTATCCCATCTTTTGCTTGTTTTACAGAACCCAATCCACGTGTTGAAACGCCTATACGAACGCCTTCATCTATAAATGTCTTGACTATTTCGCCCATAGGTGTGCTAAGTATTTTAGCTTTTCCCATGAAATTATTACCATCGCGTGTCATTTCAGTAATGAGGTGTGACACACGATCAGCATTAATTTGTGGTGTTTGCGGGTGGTTAAGTTCACCTAAAGCACGTTTTGTTTGAATGAAATCTTTGTTATATCTATTCATTTCTTTTTCAAGAATAGATGATGGATAGATACGACCGTTGCGATTTTTCAAGTCACCTTGCATGAAAGTGCCAGTAACATAATGCTGCTTTTTGCCATTTTCGTTGGCTTCGATAAGAACTTCGCAGTCATCATTGAAAACTTCTGTAATTAATAGTGCCATTTTGGTTGCTCCAATTGTTTTATTTTATTTATCATTTTCATGATTTATATGAAACGGGGGTGCACAAGATAGTGGCGGAACCAGATATCGTGTTTTCCGGCCTCTTTTCAACAAAAGTTACAGACCCTGCTGGCGCTGTAAAAGAACCAACATCACCGTTAGAGTCTGCAATAGTTACTAAAGATAAGGAAGCTGCATATATACGAATTAGTTGCCCATTCGAAACAGTATTTGCACTCGTGACTGGTATTTCAATCGCTAGGGGTTTTACAATCATCATGTTGCCTCTTTTGCGAATTTTAGAATCTCATCAAATCCATTTTTATTTTTCATTGCTGACCCCATCATTTTAGATTTGTTTGAAGCGTTTAGCTCGTCAAACATTTGATTTAAAGCATCGATATCTTGTCTTTTAAGTGTCACAGAAGACCCATCATCAAGTTTCATCATGCCAACTTTGAAGTTTTCATTAAGAGATTCGTTCTTCTTATTTTCAGAATCCCAGCCTTTAAGCCATGCTTTAAGAAAAGGTTCTTGTTTTCCGGCGACCCGTCTTGCGTCATTGGCATCAATGAGTCTACCAAGATCAGGGTCAAGTGGTGGGCTTCTTCTTGTGCCCTCTTGGCTGGCAACTTTACCGAGCATCATCGCCTTTTTAATTTCTTTGGCCATGTCTACGCTCTCATAAACAAAAGCATCTTCACCAGCATCATAATCCGCAATACGTTTGCCGCCTCTTTTCTTAACTACATTCTCTGCGCTATGTTGGCCTTCTTCACTTGCTGGATGCCCAATCATTTTAATTACATGCTTGGCTTTGAAGTCTATTTCGCCTTCGGCACTTGGCTGCGCGACTTCTGATATAATTTGCTTAAAAGTTTTCATTTTTTGATTGGTCCTTTTGAAAATTTTGATACTATGCCTCTATTTATAAAAGACTCTTCCGCTTCCTGTTCTTCTGGTTCATCATCAGGTTCTTGATCGGTGTCGTCTTTAGTTGGTGGTGATACATCATCTTCGGGGCCATCCATCCCATCATCATAAAGACCATCAGCTTTTTCCTTTGCAATTTCTTTGTCCATGTCTTTAACTTCATCATCGGTAAAGAACAGCACATTCTTTTTTACCCAAGACCTTGAAAAGTATTTACCTACATGTTCGTCGACTTCTCTTAAAGTAGTGAGCTTTTCACGAAGAATTTCGGACTCTTTCAATTCTTCAAAAAAGTTATCTTTCATGAAGTCATATCTAATGCTGTTTTGAATATCAGACCATTCATCTGGTGCTATGATGCCTTTTAGCACTAATTGTCTTTCAAGGCATTTATCAAAAATTATTGAGAAGCGTATTCTTAGTCTTTTGATAAATTTACTAAACCGCAATTCTTCTCTTGTGATTTCAGAAGCTCTACCAAACGTGTACATATTTTCAGGTTGTAAGCGACCAACAGGGACATTCAAAGATCTATATAATTTATTTTGAAAATAACTTAACTGTTCATTGTCGCCTAATGTCCCAGCTGAAGGTAAAGTTTCAATTTCAGTAGTTCTCGAATTCATCACAAAAATACCAGAAGATAATGCAAAATTGTGATAGTCATGATATAGATGATCGCCATCAATTGTAAGCGTACCAACGTCTATCAAATCATCACGATACGCTACTTTAACAACAGTATGGTTTCCAGATCTTTTAGATTTAGTCACATGTCCTAATCTTCTTTTAGAAGTGTATTGAGCTCCACAATATCTATATATAAAATGCGATAAAGTCTCATAACCATGTGAAGACACGTAATACATCAAAGTAGAATATGATATATTTTTGCCAGTCATTTCGCAGAACACATTGACAATATTTTTATTTTTAGCATTTACGTTTTTGCTAAGTACAGTTTTTAGTATTGATGCAAACTGCTCTAATGATATATCACCAACTTTGTTGTTATAGTTTGCTCTTGAACCGCCCCTATTTGAATACTTCTGCTTAAATTCAGCTGCGGTAAGATTTTCTCTATCTCTTTTAATTTTTTCAACTGCCATTTTAGAAGCTTGGATACCGACTTCGGAAGTCAATCCCTTACTCCATTTAGAAAGATACTCATCTTTAGAAAGTATTTTCTTGTCTTCATCCCTTAGCATTTTTATAACTTCTCTACCCTTACGAAGGCCATTCCAAACAGCTTCCGATTGGTTATTGAAGTCAGTAATTTCTTTTCTTCTTTTAAATCCTGCATCGGTTTTGAAAAATTCTTTTCCAGCGATTGAAAGATTTTCACAATGCGAATCATAAACTTCATCTCTCCAACCATATTTCGCCATGCTGGTATGAAGTTTGAGGTGTTCTGTTTTCCCCATTTCAATTAGATTTTCAGGATTGTTATTGAAGCGATGGTTATCAATGTGATGAATTACATTGCCTTTTTGGGTAGGCCCATTGAAATATTCATTAACCATTCTGTGCGAATATACCCAAGATTCATCATCGTTATTTTGGACTTGCAGGTAGTCTTTTGCCCCCGCATTTTGATTTATGCCTTTCATTTTCTTATTAAATGGCATTAATGAAGAACCAGAAACAAGATCCTTTGCTTCTATTTTTTCGCCTGTTCTCAATATAAATTTATGATCTGGTGTTGCAGTAATTATTTCACCATTATCTAAATATACATCCAAAACTTGTGTATCGTTTCTTGTCACACCAGCCCAAGAAATTTTACCTGGGACAACTTTACCATCTGGTGAAATTGAAAATGTCCAATTTTCTTTGCCTGCTTTATGTTCCACAATAAGTTGGCCAATTTCAACAGAACGACCATCCAACAAATCAACTTTTGTTGACAAATCAAAGCAACCTTCTCTCCTCGGAAACCAGTAGTCTTCTGTCATAGTATTTTTGGTATATACCCCAGCATCTAAAAGATAAGTGTGGTGACTATGATATGTTTCCTCGTTATCGATTGACATAGAACCAACAGTTATTCTATCATCCATTTTTTCTACAGATACTATTCTGCGTTCTTGTGCAACGATTGGTTCTTGTTGTAAATTAGAAGCAATAACTTGATGTGGCAGATCAACAGAAGAAGTTTGTTCATCTTTCCACTTGCCTATTTCATGATCAGTATATTCCCAAGTTTTTGTATCGTTCTTATATATTAATTCGATAGAAGAAGTTTGTTTACGATGACCTGGGATTATTGAATCTTCCGTTGTTAGGTACTGAGCTTCAACAAACCCCTTATTCCAGACAGGAAATTTATGATCTGGCGTACAAATAACGCTTTTACCATTGTCAAAAGTGACTTTAACAACCTCGGAGTCGTGTTTAGTGATTCCCGCCCAAGAAACTGGCCCAGGATAAAATTTTCCACTAATAGGGTCGCATGAATATACCCAGTTAGTTTTGCCATTTTCATGCTCTTCGATTATCTGTCTTAATTCTAATGTCCTACCATCAAGAAGTGGAATCTTAGTTCCCAAATCATAGCACATCATTTTTCTATCGTCGCGGATTTCACCACTTGTTGGATCATAAACGACTTTGTTCTTATGCCTTGCCATCATATCATGTAGGTATTGTTCGGCTTTTGCTTTAGGTAAGTTACCAACATCTATATAAAAAACGCGTCTTTCGGGAGAGCGTACAAGTGTATAAATTACGTTGGCATCTTCCAGCATTCTCAACTGGTTCAGGGGCTTTATAGCTCTATGCAAATACGAAAACACCACAGAATTTGTTTCATTTAACAATCCAGAGGTGACTCTTATGATAGAATCTTTGGCTATGCGCAGTCCAGCAACTGATGAATTTGAACTTTGTGATGTTCCCATAGCAGTACCAAATCCATTATCAGAATACATATAGTATTCGGATCTAACTCTTTTTGTAGTAGCTACCATGCCTTGGCCTTTGATTGGCGTCTGCTCTACTTCTCTAATCAAACGAATTTTTCTTGGGTCAAGATAGCGTAGTTCGACAATTCCTTTTTTGAGGTTTTTTTCGTCAATGACAGCATGATAGTTTAGGCGACCATCTACATAAAATTTTGCAAAAATTTCATATGCATTATTTGAAAAATCAAGTAATTTGAGAATATTGTCAAATTCTTCAAAAATTCTTTCTTTGACGCGATCAGCAACTTCAACATCATCTAATACTACTTCTACCACTTTTTCAAAAGTGTTTACGCTAATTGCCTCATTGACAACTTCATCTACCGCCTGTTGTATCTCGGGACTAAGTGTCATAGTCCGATATCTTGTAACTAGTTCAGCTTCGTTTTTAGCACTGCCTTCTAAATCTAAAAGCATACCGTAAGAACCACCCAAAGCAGTTCCTACGGTTAATGCACCATCATCATTTAGCGGTTCAGCGAAAGATGTGATCTGTGTTTCGACCGCATCTTCTTTTCTTTTTATCTCAAATCCGAATAATTTCAATTTTGTTCATCTCCTTGTTTATCACTTATTTATAATCAAAAAAACACAAGATTATGTAATAGAATTGCCAGTCACGCCGCCTGATATTCTCCATAGATCATATTGGAAAGTAACTGTAAATTCTTGAATGGTATCTGCTTGATCCCAACCAGTCGCCATTTCAGAAATCTGAATTGGGTGTATACCTTCAAAAGTATATTCCCGAAGGGCAGAACCGTCTTTTCCATATTGTGTTATTTGTGCTTGTGCTTTATATTCTAAAGGCGTAGCTCTCGTATTACTGATATGAGAATTTATTGAGTTAGACCAAGCTTCCATTGCATTTCTGATTAGGAAGTCTTCATCGTTTATTACTGTTACTGTCCAATCATCAAAAGTCCTATCACCACCCATTTTTATGGTACGACCAAAATATGGAACGGTAATAGGTCCAACAGTAGAGCTTGGTATTGCGGCGGCTTTTACCATAAATGGAACCTTAAAATCCGCCACGCCGTTTATAGGGTTTGTAATCTGCACTTGGAAGAGTGATGGTCTTGCACCACCGCCCACCAATTGCGCTTTAAATTCATTTATGTTAAAACTCATGCTTCGTAATTCCTTTTTATTATGGCTATTTCTTGACTATTTATCATTTTCTTCACTATATAATAGGACATATTTTCTTTATCGGATAATTCTTTGATTGACCCATAAACCTTGTCTTTGTATAATACACGTAAAGAACGAGGGTTTTTTTCGCCAGACATATTAAAAGAATGTTCATCGCGTTTTTTACCCTTTAACCAATAACAATCTCTATTTTTTAAAGAATTGCTTATAGCCCTTTTATGATCTTCCGAACGCTTCATTCCTTTATGGGTATTAGAAGCTTTCTGTCTGGTCTTAGTTTCCCACTTTGGGTAAGCAGCCTCCGGACATATCGCCGTATTATCACTTTTATTGACCCACTTATCATTTTGTATAACGCGAAGTTTTTTAAGAACTTTACTTTCCCAAATTATAGCTTTTTTACCACACTCGAATTTTTTTCTTATCTGAATAACGTCAGGATCACCATTAACTTCCCGAAATCTTTTTACGTGTTTACTTGATGTGAAATAGCTTACCCATAGTTCGGATGGTTCGCAATTTTTAGAAAACCTAACCCCATAATACCACTTATCGAGGTTAGACCATCCTATTAAGTATGTGTAAGCCATTTTACAATTTCCTATGATTAAAACGGCTGGCCCACAATTTCATCAAACTCTACTCCAGTTCTTGTAGCAATAAAAGTCAACTCGATAAAATTGATTGTGCGGGCTGGTTTTATAAAGATATTACCTCTAAAAATATTTCTATCAATAACATCAGGCGTATTTATTGTAGAGTCACTGACAACTCTAAAATCAATAATTCCGCGCTTACCTTGAATATCTCTTAGCAACGGTTCTACCAGATTCTTAAACTGTGTTTGTGTGAATTCATCGTTAAATTCGAACAAGAAAATGCGTGATGTTGTAGCGATAGCTTTTTCGACAACAATAAACAATCTTCTGACATTCAATCTACTGAAAGCAGAAGGCGTACTAAGACCAGTCTTGTCACCAAATAGTAATGTTCCTTGGCCAGCTTGTGAAATTACTGGGTTCACATCTTTTCCATAAAGTACATCTCTTTGAGCTTTATTAGGATTGAAAGCCAATTTAATTACGTTCTTAATTATGCCTCTTCTATATCCAGCGGCAGATTCCCATGGGTCAATACGTGCCCACAAACCTGCAATATCACCATTTAGCGGAACCCAACGGTATACATCGTTATACTTATCATAGCGATATTTATAACCACTATCCATAAACCAATAAGATGAATTCTGTAGTTGATTTCTAAAATTTATAACAGAATTTAGCTTATCATTGGGGTTTGATGGCGTAACAACATCAGCCAATGATGGTGAAATAAACAGTACACAATCTTTTCTTACTTCGCATACATTGGCTATGATATAGTTCGCCAAACCAGTATTGTTGGCACCACCCATAGCTTTGCCTTGTAGCACAAATGCGATGTCTATTTCTTCAGAATTGGTAAAACTATCATATCCAGCCGCTAAAGCGCCAAATGACAAGAGAGTGCTTGTATTTTCACCATTGCCGTCAGAACCACCCACGAAGTTAAAATGATATGGCAGATCAGAATCTACGATGTTTTCATTTTCTACATGACTTACCCAAGAAGAACGATTCTCCAAAAGAACTTTGTAGTTATTGGTAGAACCATCTTCTAATCTTGCATTTTCTATAGTAGAAACATTTTCAAACACCTCAAGTATAGAACCAGCTAAATTGCTAATTTTACCATCATTGTCTGCCACTACGATATGGATAGAGTTTGTTGATGGGGCACCACTAACAGAAGAATAATATTTCCAACGTCTTTCAAGAATTAAAGAAAGACCATCTTCTGTTGCTAATGTGTATCTGTTATTGAAATTCAAGGTGTATGTAAAAGCACCATCACCATCAGGACCAGCTTTGGCGAAAGAAGCAACGCGCATATCTTGATATCCGACGTTGTTATTACCAACTCTTAATATATCATAAGTTGTAATATCAGTAAGTGGCAAATCTTCTTGCGAAGTGAATACTAGTTGATTACCATTAAATACTATAGTAGCGGTAATACCATCTAAATCGAGATCGATGATTTGTTTGGAATAAGCATCAGCAGAAGTTATGTAAGAAACATCTAAAGAATTGCCAAGTGAACCTTTATATTTTGCAACAAATGGGCTATCTATTGAATTAGCATTTACTGCGTCTTCTATTACGCGGGTAACATACAACGCATTTGAATATGCCAAAAAATCTGCGGCAACAAAAAAAGTCTCCGCATTAAAACCTGTTGGCTTGCCAAATCTTGAAGTCAAATCTTTTTCAGATGTAATCAAAACTGGCTCATTCTCTGGACCCCAAAGAAAAGGACCAGCAATTGCAGCTTGTGTTGATGATATTGCAGGGATAACAGCGGTCGCATCTACTTCACGAACTGTTACAGATGGGCTTACAGAAAAAACCATGTTTTTTTCTCCTTTGTGTGTATTAAACTCGGATTTAAATCAAATTGCTAATTGTATTTATATAAACGCCCTTTTCAATAATCACCAGTTTACTACACCATCATCTTCTCTACCGTCTTGAATGAAACCAAAAGGAAGCAATTCGGAATCTAACTGATCATCAGTTTTTTCTTTTAATCGCATTATTGTATTTATGTCGGTTATGTCTTTAAAATATGTCTGTTCAACCAACCAAGAAAATAATACTAAGGTCATAACCATATCATCATGCGCACCGGACTCTGCTTCATATGATGCACCTTTTTTAGAAAACCTCGAAAGTTCTTGTATAGTGTCAAAATCACATACTATCATCTGTTCTTGTTCAATTAACATTTTCAATATAGAGCAACCAATTGACTTCACCGACTTTGTAGTACGAACGCCCCTATCTACATTCTTACCAAATCCGCCAGAAACCCGCTTTCCTGACCTTCCGGCATTTTCTGTAAATATTAAGTTCTCATACCCGAAATCTAAGTATAGAACGTCACTAACCTGTCCACCAATGTCATTTATTTCAATCATCACATAGGCTTCGTTGTACAAATTAGCAAATCGAAAAATTATAGAGGCGAAATCAACTGGCCCTATGAAATTATCTCGAAAAGCACATACCTGTTTATATGGCATTTCAGTAACATCCATTATAGAAAAAGTCGAATAATCCAATCCTTTTCCTCTTGAAACGTCCGCTATGAGAGTGTATATTCTTTCTTTTTGTGGCTTATCGTATTGCTTTATACCTTCACTTTGTGCAATCGGTATGAAAGGTGACAAATTTTTCAATTTATGACCAGAAATTAATGTACCCGAACTGCCAATAAATTGACAATTATGCGATACTAACCCATTGGTGTAGTATTTGTGGCCTTTTTCTACATGCAAAGCATCATACACGGGAGCAATTTCGGAATCGTCTTTTTGAATAAAAGATACATTGGTAAAACCTTCACTGGTCTGTATCTCATCCCCAATAGCTAATTTTTTTGCTTCGATAAATCCACATCTCATTTGAAACTTATGGTCTAACGAACATTCAATAGTCTCAGCATTTTCAAACGATATTTTGATGATGCCTGTGGCAATCTGTCTCCTAACCCCGTGAAAGTGCGAGAAGCCATCTGGTGTTAAAATTTCATACTTATCTTGCATCTTAGAAGGCCCGATCAACTGATCTTCATACAGTTTTTCTATATACATTGTTAATACCTTACCCGTTGTCTTGTCTCTTACTGTCACTAAAGCATTTCCCTTAACACAACAATATTCTTGATTGAACTTCTCTTCATCATGGTCTAAAGCTTCCAGTGTTTCTTTCTTCCATTTTTCACCACGGCCTGGGACATCATTCCACATTACTTTGACAAACTCATATCCGTTAGTACCTTCTTCCGCCCCTTTACATGTCTTGTAAAAATGATTTAGACCTTTGGGGGTAGATGTCATAAGAAGTTTAGTATTTTCGCCAGATGAAATTGTTGGATATACAGAAGCAAAAAATTCATCATACCCTTCAATAAATGCACATTCATCGAGATATAAAAATGCGCAGTTATGAACTTCTACGCCTTCAACCGTATAACTGTTAGTATCTTCCACTTCTATGATATCATAGACAGGTTCATCATAACCAGCTGGCTCGCAATTAATGAAATTTTTACCATATAAAACGTGGTCAGGCGTCATATCAATAGCTTGCATCCATTCACCGCCGTCCGTCAAAAACTTATGGTCGGAAGTGCATCTGATGGGTTTTGTATCTTCTATATTGACAGTATATACTGGTTTATTACCCATGTACGAAACACCTTGGAAATTTCTGAATTCTCCTTGTGATAAAATTTTCATCTTTTATGTGTCATTCCCTTGACCCACCCATCTGGAATTGGATTTTTAGGGTCATGTCTTGTATTTTTCTTTGTTGCCGTGTTTGTTATCCAAATCTTTCCGGTCTGTTTTTCTATCATTTTTTTTATTTTTTCGGGATCTTTATTTATTTTATCCATACGGATTTTGTGTTGCTCTGGATTTTCTTTAATCCATCTAGATATAGATTCCCCTCGCTTCGCGTTAGACTCTGGTGTTTTTGGGACACCAGAGAATCTATCGCTGCATATCTTAGATTTTATGACATTTCTTTCAGCTTTTTCATCCAACCATTTTTGTCTTTCGTTGAATCTGTCTATCATTCTTGTTTGCAGAAAATCGGATTTGTAGCGGCATACACCTTGTGAAAACAGGGTTGCTAAATTGTGCAGTTTTGTTTTTGTTGGCCCCACGTCACACAAACCAAAATAATCGTATAGTTGTTCTCTGTTATAACATATCTCTCCGGTCTCCACGATGATAACTTCAGCCCATGTGAATGGCGTCGATTTAAAGGTCTCATTTCTTGCATTCTGAATCTGCAATATAGTTTCTTTCTTGTGTTTTTTGCCGAAAAAACTATTATTCTCTCCAAACAATACACAAACATTTTCACCTAAGCACAAGTTATAATTACTCTCGTCCAATACCCACTCAACATTAACTATATCTGCTTCGAATAATTCGGCATCTTTTTTATTATCTGTAACATATAAAAGCACCTGTTTCATATTTTCAGGACCGTACTTCATTAAAGCCTTTTTTATTAATACACCAGAACCTAGATACCCATCTCTAAAGATAGATCCTGATTCGCTCTCGACGCTTAAAATATCGCTTTTATTTTTTAAACCATGAAATCCGACGTATTCTTTATTATTAATTTTATTGACAGTTTTATATATAGAATATATCAATTACAAATTCTCCTATTTCAACTATTTATGAGACTCTTTATTTCGACGAGGTAATATCCGCCATCCTTTTCTATACAAACTTTAGTGTCTCCAGTTACGCAACTTTTTCCTCGGATTGCGGAAGATGATGTTGTTCCTGCATATATTTTGCAGCCATTTTCTAATTCTATACTATTTTTGTTCCACTCTTCGATCCCATGTTGCATCCAAGTAGGCAATGATTCATATGCAAGTTTTATTCTTGACAAAACTTCTTTAGCAGCATCACCTTTATTAGCAAGTATAGCGACTGTCTTATATTCATTGAATAATATGTAATGTAGTATGACCGCAACTGCGGTAGTTGTATTATGTGAAAGAATATCTCCTGTATAATATGTATGATTTTCAGAATTTACTGTGATATCATACATATTACTAGATTCGACTTTATTTTCAATTTTCAAAACTTTCTTGAAGCCATTTTTCGTAATTAACCGCGTAGTATTTGGAATAATATCTTTGGCGAATATCTCGTTATAGTTTTCGTCAAAAAGAATATGTGTATCTGCGCAAATTAATTCATAACCATCTTCTAACAGAATATACCATTCTTCATATTCTACAGTTTTATGAATATGAGAAATATCTTCCCAACCAGTATCAGTTTCTATTTCCCACTCGTCTTCGAGATGAATCGTATCTATGAACTTTCGTTCTACTGTGTCAGAAAGTTGATGCATTCTTTTATTGCCCCCTCTTTATCATTTTTATAATCTAATTCCCATACTCTATGAATCATGAAAGAATTTTCATTTGCTATAATTTCTTTGTGATTTTCTTTAATCCATATTCCATTAGCCGTTTTTTTAGAAACTTTATTGTAAAAACTTTTGTTGTATACTCTAGGATTTGCGTGCCAAAAATCTCCATTATATTCTATAATTTTATTATCTAAGAAGATATCGTATGTATAATAATTTTTACCTTGGTTGTAATATAAAACTAAAGTTCTTTTTATATTTTTTATATATTTTCCCAATTCTCCAAAAAGCTCTAACTCATTTTTGGAAACAGACGAACCCTTAGAATTCTTTAAAGAATTAATTCTTGTTCTTTCTTCTATTGGTTTATCATTTAAAGTTTTTTGCCACTTCAGTTGTCGTTCTTCCCATTTTTTAATGCCTTCCGATTCACCGTATCTTTCAATGAATCTATCAAGTCTGCCTACTGCCTGTCTTTCATGACGAGCATACATTGCTTGGCATAAACCCATCCCACGACGAAGATAATATTCGATATTAGTAGTATATTCTCTGTTTTTTGTTGCTTTTTGGATTGCTTCTTCTGAATAGTTCACAGATCCTTTTTTAAAAGGAGAATATTTACCTTTGTGATCATACCAAGGATTATTATTACCTTGTACACGACTAGACTTGATATCCATTCTTTTTTGTGCCTTCACTGAACAATTATAAAGGACAGTAAAATAATCTAATGTTTCTTGTCGGTTTTCCTTATACTCTGATATCCTTTTGAGCCATTCTATTCTTTTTTGCCAAGATAAACCACTCTCGCATATTCTAATATGATTATCAACTCTGCCTATTCTTTTCAATTTTAGATCACTTACTTTTATCCAGTATCGGACATCAGATAAGTTCTTTATATACTGTCTTCGTTTAGTCAACATCATTTTTAAACTGGGTCTTTTTCTTTTCGTTTTCATAAAAATCTCCTATAGTAGTTTCGACTATTTCACCAGTCTTTTTATTCTTTATTTTTATAGGAGTATTTATATGAACGCATTTTCCACTTTGCCTTGCCGTAAGTACGGCTACTCTTCTGTTATCTGTTATCTTTTTAACTATTTCTTCTTGATAATCATACATATCAAAGGGTACTAATCCTCTATCAACATGGACAATTTTGATATATTTCTTGGAAAAATATATTGGGTCTTGAGAACATTTAAAAAATTCTTGTACCATTTCTGGCGTCCACTCTAAAGGAGTGCCCGACTTTTTTAAATGCTGATTTCCAAGATACCCACCATTCATGTCTGATTATCACCTTTCATCATTTTAAGTATGTCTGCGGTACTTAAAATGAGATTATTATTGACTACATTTGTTTGAGCGGCAGGATGGTCTTCTTTTGCGTATTTTTTCTTTTCTGCCATAGCCACAAATTCTTTGTTTGCATCTAATAGCGTTTTCATCATTTTAGACGCCACTTCAAATGCAGTTGGTGATTCCGATTGCTTGGCAAGTTCAAATATTTCATCTAAAGATGTATTGCCCTTTTCAATCATGTCTTTGATGTTTTTGCGGGATAATTCTATATCTGCTGCCAATTCATCATCTATGGTAGTCATAAGGACTGGCACATCATCAAGTATCACTGGTAAATTTTCTATAATATCATCATCATCTTCAATTTCTGACAGTGGCCTCAACCCTAATGCGCTCGCTATTTTTTCTTCACTCATTATTTTTTCCTACTGTGGTTCTTCTTTTATTACGATGACACCCCAATCGTCGTCTTCTATTATTTCAATATATGGGATAGTTTCGGTTATGTCTGTTGTTGGTTCGCCATTTACAGTCAGGCTTGGTTGTATTGTAACTATAGATTTTTCAATAGCATCAGTATTTGTAGAAGTAAAATATCTTGTGTCTATGAATTTTATGACTTTTTTATCTCTGGTTGGCCCGAAGTACCAAGCTTTCATAGAAAAATTTAACGTCCAAAGTAAACTACGTCTTGTTAAAAAATCTGATTCATACAAGTCTTCGATATTGGTACTTGTTAAAATAAGAGGTATATCTATTGGATCTATGTTATCTATTAACTTTACCGTTGTTGTCCACTCAGGTTTGAAAAATGGAATTATTTGTTCCATTATTTCTGCACCATCTTCATAATTTTTTGCCATAATGCTTAATGTGAAATCTATATTGTAAGGTGCTGGTGAATATTGAAAATATGATTTTTCTGGATCATCAGAAGGCCCACCGCGAATTTTCTTCAAAGAACCTATTTTTCTGGTCCCATCATATGACATCGATGTTATTTCAAAAGACATTCTTGGAAGTGTTATTGCGGTTTTCCTGTCAAGATTTGGATCTTGAGTCAGGCGCGCAAGAAACTTTTGGTATGGCCCATAAGATATAGGAACTATCATACTTTGAACTTTTGCACCCTGTTGGTCCAACCTTTCAATAGTTATTTTATTGAAAATAGATCCAAACACCGCAACATATTTTTTTGTTGTCCCGTTGTAAAAGTGATTAACTAATGCCATTTTTATTGCCTATCTATATTTTACTGTCTGTTGGGCTTGTTATTATCTCGCTGAATGGATCAGACTCAGAAAAATCAACCAAATCTTTACTTTTTTCTTCGTAGAATATGTTTTTAGCAATAGGGTCAATATCAAATAGTGTTTCTAAATCGTCCACATTGTCTGTTCTATGTTCATCATAATGCTCGTCAATATATTCTACACCTGTAGAGAATCTTTCGTTTGAATATTCAAACAGTTCGCACTTAAGATCATATACTTGTAAGGAACCAAATTGATAAAATACAGATTCATGCTCAACAAAAGTGATCTTGAAGAATTTTTTATTCAATGGCATGTAAACCAAATCGCCTTCTTTTGGCCTTGTCAGATTTACATCTAACCTTGTCGCGTGTCTTTCAAATGTACTGACTGCGACCGTAAAAGTTGCTTGGTCTCTTATTTGTAGACCAAAGCGACTAAGAAAATCGCCTTCACCCTCAAACCCATCTACAGATTTGATATAGACTTCCATTTGGTAAGCTGCATTGAAAAACGAAAGCCTGTCTTCATTCAAAATATCGTCAAATTCATCAATTTTTCTTGTGACGTAAAATGTGTCCACCCCATAGATTTGTATTGACTCTACTACAAGATCATCATAGAGATTTTGCGTATTCGAATGATCTGTGTTTTGAAAAAATACATTGGTCGCCATTTTCTGTGCTATGCTTTCATTTTTGGGTGTTGGTGCATGTAAAATAAGTTAAGTTTTTGCATTTTATGTCTTGACAAGTTTGAAAATCCTGGTATAATCAATGTTAATGGGATGAAGATGAAGTAACCTGAAGTTTATTTTTAAATATTCTAACAGATTTAAAATCAGCTTCCAAAAACCTACAAATTATCCTGTAAAATTATAAACCATTGGCTGTAGTGAAGTTATGGCTTGTTCTTCTAATGCCCTTCTCTCTTCTCTTGCATCATTTAATATCTGTTCGCCATTGAACTGAATACCACCGACAAGTTGGGCATTTGTATACTTAGTGATATTTGTACCATACTGTTCTTTAATAAGAGCAGTTGCATAATTTTGCAACCATCTGTCACTCCACATATCCATATATTGATTGCCGTCAATAATATCATAAGCTTCAATTATCACATAAGAACCAACTACAAGTCTGCTCCATTGCATATCTATTTGGAGTCTGTTGATATGCTTGTTGTATCTTATCATCGGCACACCAACTAAAAATTCTTGCATCATTCTAAGATTCTGCATAGACATATAGTAGTTTTGTATATTATAACCAGTCATGTCATTTATGTTATTAAGAACGAATTGATAAGTCACGTTAAACATACCTGTGCCAGATGATATAGAAGTACTCAAATCAAAAATTCTTACAACACCAAGAAGTCTTTCTGGGGCTTCAATATATTCGCGGTCAATATCTTCTTGTGTTATTTGGTGTTTGATGTAAATCAATTCGCTACCATTGTAATGATAATCATTCCAAAATGATATTGCCTCATCAACCCTGTCATCAATTTGCTCATCAGATACGTTAATCTGTACGACAGGATGTCCAAGTTTCCTTAGACAAAATTGTTTGAATTCGTTTTTTGTTTGTGGTTTAGCCATTTACAACACCCCTTTCACTTATTTATATAAAATAATTGTTGTCTTTTTCTAACGATATATCCAAATGCGGCCTTCTGTGGCATCATGTTGGTTGTCGTGTGGGGCACATACCCAAAGCTTATACATAGCGCCCTACGGCCAATTCACGCACTGTCACGCGCATGTATCAGTATCTTCTATAGCCTCTTGTTCATCACACCCTTTAGTTTCTATTATGAAAGGTGACTTCACCCATTCTTTCTGAAAAAAGAATGTCTGTTGATCTGTGTTTACGTCTATCTCACTTAGTAATATTACTTCCATGTAGCTACCTTCTATTTATGACTAAATTTAAAATCCTGTATGTTTGCTCCTAACAAAATCAAGATCGTACAATGAGTAACTGATATCAACTTTTTCACTTTCAAAAGGTGTTGCGTTCGGCTGTACATTTCTCCAACCGATACCCCATTTTCTTGTCAAATAATCAATGTTCATTAGGTTAGATTTATCAAGAATATTTTTCAGCTTCGTGTCTGATTTTTCAGTTTGTCTACCATGCTCGTAATAATCTTTTGCTTCACCAGTACCATGTAAATAAGTGTGTTTTAAGCCGACTATAGACTTGATGCCTTTGTTCTTCATTCTCATTATGTAGTCGGCATCTTCGCAATAAGCAGGATAAGTATTCTCATCAAAAAGTCCAAGTTGTTTTACTGTACTTTCATGTATAGCAAATAAATCCCAAGCCCCGATACCAAAGTCTCCTGAATTGGGGTGAATAGTACCTACAACATCGCTGCTTAACATTATACCATGCATTTCTTTCAATAACCCAGAATTAAATGCCACATCATCATTTGCTATAATCCAATACGGCGAGTTCATATAGCATTTTATGATAAGATTCCAAGCGCCCCCACATCCGATGTTTGAAGGCATATGTACAACTTTTATATTGTCAATATGACGATGCTTCATCTTAACAATCATATTTAGTTCTTCATCTAATTGGCCCCTACCATTGTTGTTGATTATCACAAAGTCCTTTACCGGATAATCAACGCTCAATAACAATCTATTGACCCAATAACTACTATTTACAACCGCTGTACCAATAACAGGTATTTTATCCACTATACATACCGAACATATATTTTTCGGCTTTTTTTGTGTCATCACCTTTTACTGTAAGTTTTTTGATTATGTCGGCATCTACAAGATCTGGATGTACAAACCAATCTTCATATGGTCTAAAATCATCTGGTGATATATTAGATGCTACTAACACATATCCGTAAGACTTCAAAAATGCTCTTGCTTTTTCTCTTACATTAGTATGTGGTTGTGCATAATGGTCATGTTCAAATGTTATAACTGAAAATTTAAAAGTATCAAACGGCATGGAATAAAGAACTTTTAGGGATATATCTGCTGGATCTACATCAATTTGTAGATAATCTATATTAGAAGGTAAATTCATTCCAGTAAAATACTTGTCGTAATTTATTGTAGTCGCATCTTTTAATATAGCAGTATGGCTTCGTTCGTTACTATGTTGCGCAATGAAATTCTCATCTATATCTAACGAAAGTCCGCTCCATCCAAATTCTTTTTCCAACAGATATGTATTGTTACCATATGAAGGATGACCTGAACCGATTTCAACATATGACCCATTTCTTTTGCCATTAGTTGCTGTCAAGACAAACATATCTTGGTATGCTTCTGAATAGTTTCTTTTCACGTTTTCTGCTCCATCAAACTCTATCAAAAGATTTGGTAACTTGGTGATTTCATAGTTGATAAGTGACTTTGTATTGAATGCACCCATATTGATAAGATTATTTCTTACCGAAGTTTTATATTCTTCTGGCATATCATAGTTCATATGGAGATCAAGGAATATGGTTTTTGTTTCCTCATTGAGACCGTTCCACCAACCCATAATACCTTTTTGAAATAGTAGTTCATACTTGCCATGGTAATTTACCGAATTTCTAAGACTATCCCCATCAAATTCACAAACTGTAATAGCAATAGAACATAATGTGTACGAATCGAGGTATCTTCCTTGATTGGCTTCGTTGTGTTCTTGCATTTTACTCAAAAGAAAGTAGGCTTCTGGTCTTTTCGGCAAAATTGATATTGCTTGCTGTAGCATTCCTTTGACTGTAAATCTACGCGTTCCTTGCATCTCAAAGCAATTTGCGCCATGTAACAGACATTCATATCTCAACAACAAGTTATCAGTTCTTTCCGCTGTTCTAATGTAATATGATACCGCAGAAGCAGTTTGCCCAATATTATGATAATACCTTGCAAGTGCAAAATTTGTTTCGGGATCATTTGGCGAACACACAAATTGATTAAGTAAAGTATCTATCATAGTATAATTATTCCTATAGGCTATTTGAAGATTTATCTGCGAAACGCACAATTTATGTTAATGAAATCGAGCAAGTCTTTTAATGTAGTTTGTAAAATATATGCTGCGTTATCTTGAAAACCAAATGTAATTAAAATTTCATCGTTTTCATCAAAACACATACCCACTGCAAATTCAACATGCCCATTCATCATTGAAAAATCATTTGTGTACTTTACAATATTCCAATCTTTATCCCATATTACAAAGCGATGTCTGTATACTGCATCTTTTCTGCCATGTTCGCTTTTAAAAAGATCAACTTCATGTATCAATGCAATTCTGTGACCATCATCACCAAATGGAATTACTTGTGTTCCACCTCTAAAATCATTCGGCGCATTTACAGCATTGCTAATATGTATGGTTCTAGAATTTCCAGTGCTTGGGTCAACTCTAACCAATTCAGTTGGGTTGGACCATTTTACATATGTGTAATCCATGTCAGTGACAGGCATCCAAT